GCAAACGCACGCGCAGATGGTGATCGCGGGCCGCGAGCGAAGAAAAAATATCTTTTTTTGCATACATATGACAATTGCGCCCCGAACGTGGCCGATTGCCGACGCGAATACGCCGTGGGTAGGGGTGTTCATATCTTAAGAGATATGGCGGCGCGACGGTCCCCGCCGCCTGCCATTTTTCCCCATCGACCGAGGGCATGGCATGCCCGGTGGTGCAGGCGTGAGCGAATCGCAGTCTGATACGATAAAAACTTATATGCATGACGGGTGGTGACGAGGTAATGCTCGAAATCAACGCTCTCATCAGCAAGCTGCCCGAGCATGAGCAGCAGGACGTGCGCGAGCTGTCCGAGAACATCCTGTTCATGCGGCGCAGGCTCAAGGAGACGCGCATCGGGCTTGAGGGCCAGCCCGTCGTGATCCCGTACGACAACGGTGGCGGGCAAACGGGCATTCGCGCCAACCCGGCATACGGCGAGTACGAGAAGCTGCTGAAGACCTACCAGTCTGCCATCATGTGCCTGCGTCAGGTGCTCGGCATCGAGCAACAGCAGCCTGCCGAGCAAAAGCCAAAATCCAACCTGTCCTCGATGCGATCGAAATTCAAGGTCGTGGCTGGATGACGCGCAAGGGCAAGACCGAGCCGCGGATATGGACGCCGCCGCTGCGCGAGCTAACGCCAGAGACCACGCTGGGATACGACGTCATCGACTTCGCGAAGAACGTACTCAGGTTGCCGCCGCTGCCGTGGCAGGAGTGGCTGCTCGTCCACGCGCTGGAGATCGTGGGCGAGTTCGGCGGCGACTGGCACCTGCGGTTCCGCGTGGCGCTGATTCTGGTGGCTCGCCAGAACGGGAAAGCCCTCGCGCTCGATACCGAGATACCCACGCCTGATGGATGGAAGCATATGGCCGACATCCATGTAGGAGACTATGTCTTTGGACAAGACGGGAAGCCTGCAAAGGTATTGATCGAGTCTCCAATATTCCACAAGCCTATGTATCGCGTAACGTTTGACGATGGGTCTGTCATTGATGCAAGCGGTGACCATATCTGGACCGTCAAGACGAAGTGTAGCGAACGCACGGCAAAGCGAGTGTCAAAGACTGGTCGCAAGCGAGCACAGCGTCATTCAATCCGCGAGGGCGGATGGTTCGACATCACCACGGCGGAGATGGCAGATGATTTTGCCCGCACCCGTCCGGACGGGCGAATTGAATACAAATATCGCGTTCCGATGAACAAGGCGGTTGAGTATCCAGAGAGGGATTTGCCGATTGACCCGTATCTGCTTGGCGCATGGCTTGGCGATGGTGCGAGTCATGGTGGCAGCATCACTATTGCCGAAAGCGACGTGGTAGAGTTCGTTCCCCTTCTCGAGGAATGTGGCTACGGTCTGACAAGAACGAAGACAATCAATCGTGCGCCACGATTCGTCATCGACAAAAAGCCGATAGGACACAACCGAGCAGGCCGTGATTCGTTCTACACAAGGTTGAAATCGCTTGGCGTCATTAACAACAAGCACATCCCAGAGCAGTACATGACAGCGTCCGTCGAACAGCGATGGGCGCTTTTGCAAGGGCTCATGGACACGGACGGGTGCTGCTCGAAGGTTGGGCAATGCGAGTTCGTCCAGAAGCGGCGGGAGCTGTGCGAGCAGGTTCTTGAGCTGTGCGCGAGCCTAGGCATCAAGGCGCGCATGCACCCGAAGAAGGCAACGTGCAACGGCAAGCCAGCGGGCACGGTGTACCGCATCACGTTCTTCACCGACTCGGCGCATCCGTGCTTCAGGATGGAGCGCAAGAGGGCACGACTGAAAGACAGCATCGCCAACCGAACGGCGTATAAGGCCATAGCCAGCATTGAGCGCATCGAAGATGCACCATCGAAGTGCATAGCAATCGACAACGAAAGCCATCTGTACCTTGCTGGACGGCAGTACACGCCAACGCACAACACCTACCTCTCCATGATTCTCGCCCTGTTCTTCCTGTACGTCCTCGGGGTTGCGCTGATATTGGGCACCGCGCAAGACCTCGCCCAAGCCGAGGAGACGTGGGAGGCAGCGGTCAACGAGGCCGAGGGCAACGACGAGCTTGCCGAGGAGATCGAGAAGGTGTTTCGCGGCAAGGGCTCGAAGGAGCTGCGGCTGCAAGGGTATCGCCGCTACAAGGTCGCGACGCCCAACGAGAAGAACACGCGCGGCAAGTCGTGCGAGCTGGTCATGCTGGACGAGTTGCGCACGCACAAGACCTTCGACGCGTGGAGTGCGGCGAGCAAGACCATCAAAGCAAGACGCTCTGCCATCGTCTGGTGCATCAGCAACGCGGGTGACGGTTCGTCGGTCGTGCTCAGACACCTACGCATCCAGGCGCACCGCGCCATCGGAGACCCTGACGGGATAGTGAACGTCGCCGACGGCTCGGAGCCCATGCAGATGAGAGACGAGGAGCGCGAGGCGCTCGGCTCCATCGGCATCTTCGAGTGGAGCGCAACGCCCGGATGCGACAAGTGGGACCGCGACGAGTGGGCGCAGGCAAACCCGTCGATGGGATACGGGTTCCTGGACGAGAGCGCCATAGCGTCCGATTGTGCGAGCGACCCGGAGAATGACTTCCGCGTGGAGGACCTGTGCCAGTGGGTGACGCAGGCCGCAAAGCCGCCGTTCCCCGAGGGCGCGTGGGAGGCGGGCACCGATGAGCGCTCGACCATCGCGCCCGACTCGCCGCTGTCCTTCGGCGTGGACGTGAGCGCAGACCGCAAGCACGCGGCCATCGCCGTCTGCGGCGAGCGTGCCGACCACCGCATGCACGTCGAGCTGGTTGCCTACGAGCGCAACATCGGCTGGCTGGCCGACTGGTTCACCAGCCGCGTCAACCGATACGGTGGCCACATGGCCGTCGCCGTGCAGGGCGGCAACACGCCCGTTGCGTCAATCGCGGAGCTGCTCGACGCCATCGACGGCGTGAGCGTCACCGTCGCGCGCGGCCCGAAGGCATCGGAGTGGTGCGGTCGCATGTGGGACTCGGTGGCCGCGCTCGACCCCGATGCGAAGGACGATGACCGCGACGGCATGAGCGTGCCCGTGATGCACGTGCCGCAGCCAAGGCTCGACCTCGCGGCGAACATCGCCGTCACGCGCCCGAGCCGCAACGGCACGTGGACGTGGGACCGTGACAAGTCGCCCGACGACATCTCGCCGATCGTGGCCGCGACCATGGCGCTCGGACTCGCCACCGAGCCGCGAGAGGAACAACAGGTCAGCGCATACGCAGAGGCCGACCTGCTCATACTTTGATTGGAGGCCACATGGGCATCACCGAAGCGATACGCGCGCTGCTCGGCCCGCGCGTGACTCGCGTCGTTGACGTGCGCAGCGTCGCGGCGTCATACGCCAACATGAGCGCGACCGACCTGTACCGCAATCAGCCCGCGCTCAGGGCCGTGGTCAGCTTCATCGCGCGCAGCGTGGCGGAGACGCCCATCAAGTGCTATGTCCGCGCGAGCGACACGGACCGACAGCGCGACACCACGAGCGACCTCGCGCTGCTGCTTGCGCGGCCATCGCCGAGCGTCACCACCTACGAGCTGGTCATCGCCGTGATGACCGACTACCTGCTGTACGAGCACGCGCTGGTGGTCGTGCTGCCGAACCCGAAGGCTCCGAGCGGGTGGACGATGCGCCACATGCCGTGGACGTGGGTCACCGGCTACGAGACGGCAAACGGGTTCGAGCCGAGCGTCTACAAGGTGACGAACCCCTACACCAAGGGCGTCGCGAGGTTCGACGCGGAGGACTGCATCCACTTCCACGGATACAACCCGACCGGCGGGCTCGACGGCGCAAGCCCGGTCGAGGCTCTCAAGGAGGTGCTCGCCGAGCAGGTTAGCGCGTGGAACTTCCGCAACGGCGTGTGGAAGAACGGCGGGCGCGTCACGCAGTACATCACCCGCCCGCTCGGCGCGCCCGACTGGACGAAGAACGGCGGGCGCGACCGCTTCGCGAAGTCGTGGAAGGAGCGCTATTCGGGCGAGCAGGGAACCAACACGGGCGGCACGCCGCTGCTTGAGGACGGCATGGACATCAAGAGCACCACCTTCAACGCCCGCGAAGCGCAGTGGGAGGAGGTTACCAGACTCGCCCGCGAGGACGTGAGCGCGGTCTACCACGTGCCGCCGTCGATGGTGTGGCACTCGGACGGCCAGACGTACGCGAGCGCCAAGGACAACGCGCGGCGCCTCTACACCGAGACGCTCGCGCCCGACTTCCGCATGATAGAGCAGCGCCTGAACAGCGCGTTGGTGGAGCGGCTGGGTCTTGAGCACGGCATCAACTACTGCGAGTTCGACGTGTCAAGCAAGCTCGCTGCGAGCTTCGAGGAGCAGGCGAGCGTCCT